GCTAACTCTGCTGTTGCGATTGCCGAACGCAACCTCAATTTTGAGGATGCCCCTTATTTGCATTTGCCGAGCAATGTTTCCGAATCTGTTTTCAGGCAGTTTGGTGATGCCTTTCCCGCCCTCGCGGTTACCCGTGCTCGCTTTACGCACCCGCACGGTGCCGCTGCTTCAGCGCGCTTTGCGATGCACGCACTCATCTCTGCAAAATTGGCTCGCAATTGTGCACCTGTCTTTGGCGTCGGTCTTTCACCGGTTCAAGTTTCACGCATCAATGACGTTGTTCACAATGTGGCCCCCATTCTCTCTGGCAGGGATTACTTTCGGCATGATCTCTCTCCATCGCAGGTTGTTCGCGATTTCGCGAATGTCGTCCGTTGCCCATCAAAGTTGGAGGATTGCCGTCATGGCTTCGACAAGGTGCCGACATTCGTCGCCATGTTTTCTACGCATGACATAGCTTTTTCTGACTTCGTCTCTGCCATGGCGTCCCGTGGTTCTCACACGGCTTACGTGGCGATGCACCTGCCGGTCCCTTTATTGGATCAACGCTTGGATGAGTATTACGATGACTGCTTGGATATGCATTACCAAGTCATAGATGGGAATGTTCAAGTCACTTTTGGTGGTGGACTCTCCGCTGGATACGTTCATGACATGTCGAAACTCATCACATGGCTTATGCCCCGTGCAATTTTGCCTGGGTATCATGTCCAGGTTGAGGAGCTTTCCCATGTCGGTTCTTGTTTCCTTCTTGAAGTCAATGTCTCTCCTGGCTTCCAAGAAGCCACCCCTACTTCATGGTGTCTTGGCGAACCATTTCTTCTGCTGCCGACCTTACGTTCCTCGTTCGCACGTACTGACAATGACCATTTTTTCACCGTGCCTATGCGCCGCTGGCGTGCTCTGGTGTCTTTTGCCGCAACTTTGCGGTATGAAGATCTCACCTTCCAGATCATGGCGCAGAAACTTCGTGGTCTTCTAGGTGAAGTGCGGATCGGTGAACAGGTGATCGAAGAACGTTGGGATGTCGACACGACGCAATTTTACAGTCTCGTCGCGCATGCACTTATTCATCATTCACGTGCCAGCTTTGACTATGACAACTGCATGCGTCAATTGGTCACGTTTGAGCGCGAGCGCCGCGCGCGCCAAGGCAATTTCACTCAGCGTGCGTATCAGTATGTGGCCGACGTTTTTTCTGGTCAGATAAATCGCAAGTATGGGCCACTGGATAAACGAACTCGCGCCAAGTTGTACGACTTTCTCTTCATGACTCATGCGGATAGTGACACGGATTATGACCCTTACACTCCGCGTCACCGATGGGATATCAGCACAGCCAACCTGCGACCACTCCCAGCGGAATTATGCGCCAAGTTTTCGGTTAAGTCTGCTAAGGCCGCTGCTAATGGTGGGTTTCAGCTTGCGAATGTTGTCGTGCCAGCTGCATCAAATTTGTGCAATACTGTGACCAATGCTGTTTCTGGAGCTCTCAACGATGTCGTTGAGAGTCTTG